TCCAAAGCCAGCAGCTAAAATTGAAGAAGTTACATACGAAACACAAAGCATAGAAGAACATGCTAATGTGTTGTTCAAGCCAAACCCCGGACCACAGACGGAGTTCTTGGCTGCAAGTGAACGAGAGGTTTTGTACGGTGGTTCTGCAGGTGGTGGCAAAAGCTACGCTATGCTTGCAGACCCTTTACGATACATGGGGCATCCACAGTTTAGTGGGCTTCTGCTGCGACACACCACAGAGGAGTTGCGAGAACTTATATTTAAGTCGCAGGAGTTGTACCCAAAAATCTGGCCCGGTATTAAGTGGTCAGAAAGAAAGATGCAGTGGACTGCGCCATCTGGTGCGAGATTGTGGATGTCATACCTCGACAGAGATGAAGATGTCCTGCGCTATCAGGGTCTAGCTTTTAGCTGGATAGGCTTTGACGAATTGACGCAGTGGCAATCGCCATACGCATGGAATTATATGCGGTCACGTCTACGGTCCACTGCACCAGATTTGCCAATTTTTATGAGGGCTACGACTAACCCCGGCGGAAGAGGTCATCACTGGGTTAAGAAGATGTTCATTGACCCTTCGCCATATAATAGAGCCTTCGATGCAACAGATATTGAAACAACAGAAGTCTTGCGATACCCCGCAGGACATAGCAAGGCTGGAAAGCCTTTATTTAAAAGACGATTTATTCCGGCAAGACTCGCTGATAATCCATACCTTGCGGAAGCAGGAGATTACGAAGCCATGCTCTTATCACTTCCAGAGCAGCAACGTAGACAACTTCTTGAAGGTGACTGGGATATCAAAGAAGGTGCGGCATTCACTGAGTTTGATCGCTCTGTTCATGTTGTCGAGCCTTATCGTATCCCTAGTAACTGGGTTAAGTTTCGTGCTTGCGACTATGGCTACGGTAGCTATAGTGCTGTTGTTTGGTTTGCCGTTGCGCCTAGCGAACAACTTGTGGTATATAGAGAACTCTACGTTTCTAAAGTCCTTGCCACAGACTTGGCAGATATGATTCTGGATTTAGAAGCAGAAGACGGAAATATTAAATACGGAGTTTTGGATAGTTCGCTTTGGCACAAGCGTGGAGACACAGGACCATCCCTAGCAGAACAGATGATACAGCGAGGGTGCCGCTGGCGACCATCAGATAGAAGTAGAGGTAGTCGGGTAGCTGGTAAAAACGAGATACACCGTAGACTACAAATAGATGAATTTACAGAGGAGCCTAGACTTGTTTTCTTTGATACTTGCACAAACCTCGTTGCCCAGCTACCGTCCATTCCTCTGGACAAGAAAAATCCAGAAGATATTGACACGAAATCGGAAGACCACTTGTACGATGCGTTAAGGTATGGTATAATGTCCAGACCAAGGTTTAGTATATTTGATTATGACCCAATGGGTAGACCCGGTGGCGGTATGCAAGTAGCAGACGCAACCTTTGGATACTAAGGATAAACATTATGGATGAAGATGAAATCATGATTGAAGATGATGCTATCGCACTAGAAGATAGTGAGGATACATCTGTTTCAGACGTAGACGTAAGTAATATTATTCCATTTGTACTAGAGCGTTATAAACGATCTGAAGACTATCGTTATGATGATGAACAGCGTTGGCTAAAAGCATATCGCAACTATCGTGGTTTGTATGGGCCTGATGTTCAGTTTACTGAATCTGAAAAATCACGAGTATTTATTAAAGTAACAAAAACTAAAACGCTGGCAGCATACGGGCAGATTGTTGATGTTCTGTTTGCTAACCAGCGTTTTCCTTTGTCTGTAGAACCAACGGAGTTGCCTGAAGGTGTGGTTGCCGATGTACATTTTGACCCTAAAGAACCAGAAGAACTGCGTAGTGAAACTGCTCTTTCCAGTCCCTACGGTTTTGCAGGAGACGGTAAAGATTTACCGCCCGGTGCAACAATACAGACACTACAAGATAAACTTGGGGTGTTGGAAAACAAACTTGAACCAATACAAGATAAATTAAAAGAAGGTCCGGGTAAAACACCAACGGCTATTGCATTTAGCCCTGCAATGATTGCAGCAAAGAAAATGCAAAAGAAAATACACGACCAGTTAGAAGAGTCAGGCGCATCTAAACATTTACGTAATGCAGCATTTGAAATGGCTTTATTTGGCACTGGCGTTATGAAAGGGCCGTTTGCTATTGACAAAGAATATCCTAATTGGAATGACAGTGGAGAATATGACCCATTGTTTAAAACAATTCCACAAGTTAATTACGTATCTGTTTGGAACTTTTATCCAGACCCAGACGCAAATAATATGGACGAAGCACAGTTTGTGATTGAACGTCACAAGATGTCACGTACACAACTGCGTAATTTAAAAAAACGTCCTTACTTCCGTGGTGAAGTTATTAATGAAGTAATTGCTATGGGTGAAAATTATACCAAGCAATACTGGGAAGATGACTTGTCAGACTATGCACCAGAGCATGGTGTGGATCGTTTTGAAGTCCTTGAATATTGGGGCATGGTTGATACAGAATTGCTAGAAGAGCAGGGTATTAATATTCCAAAAGAACTACAAGAGTTTGATGAACTACAAGCCAACGTGTGGATTTGTAACAACAAATTGCTTCGTATGGTTCTTAATCCATTTAAACCTTCTAAGATTCCATATGCTGCTGCACCGTATGAACTGAACCCATATTCATTTTTTGGTGTTGGTATTGCAGAAAACATGGACGATACGCAAACACTGATGAATGGGTTTATGCGTATGGCTGTTGACAATGCTGTATTGTCAGGCAATTTAATTGTAGAAGTAGATGAAACAAACTTGGTGCCGGGTCAGGACTTGTCATTGTATCCGGGCAAGGTATTCCGGCGGCAGGGTGGCGCACCGGGCCAAGCTATCTTTGGTACAAAGTTTCCTAATGTTTCATCTGAAAATATGATGTTGTTTGATAAAGCACGTGTATTAGCAGATGAAAGCACAGGTTTTCCATCGTTTGCACACGGACAGACAGGTGTGCAGGGCGTAGGGCGTACAGCTTCAGGTATCTCAATGTTGATGGGTGCTGCGCAGGGTAGCACAAAAACTGTTATTAAGAATGTGGATGATTATTTGTTACGACCATTGGGTGAAGGTTTTTTCCGCTTCAATATGCAGTTTGACTTTGACCCAGAAATTAAAGGCGATTTAGAAGTTAAGGCACGTGGTACAGAAAGCCTTATGGCTAATGAAGTGCGTAGCCAAAGATTAATGCAGTTCTTGCAGATCGCAAGTAATCCTGCACTCGCACCCTTTGCTAAGTTCCAATATGTAATCCGTGAGATTGCAAAGTCTATGGACCTAGACCCCGACAAAGTTACTAACAATATGGATGAAGCTGCACTGCAAGCAGAAATTATGAAGGGCTTCCAAGCACCAATGCAACAAGAGCAGGGTGGCATGACACCACCAGCAGGTGCTGATGCAATGGACCCAACAGGTGCAGGTGGTGGCAACATAGGTATGGGACAGGCTCCTGTACCGGGTGAACAAGGATTTAGTGCGAATGGACAAGGAAATACTCAGCAAGCTGAAGGGGTTGGTCAGCAGCAACCGCCAATGGGACCACTTCAGTAATTACCTAGATGTGCTTATTGCACAGCAACATAAAGTACTAGAACAATCTAACAATATGGTTGATGTACACAAAGCACAAGGTGCTATTGAAGCACTGCGTAAGATAAGACGTTTACGTGAGGACATAGCTAAAGCAGATGGCTCTTAACGAACAAATGCAACAGATGATTCAGCAGGATATTCAAGATGCTGAAACAAGACCAAAAGAAGAAATCCTACAAGAACAAATGAAAGGATTAAAGACTGCTGGTCGTACTGCTAGAGATATTGCTGTTGAATCTATTCCCGGTGTTAGTGAGGCATTAGCAGAAAAGCGTGTTGATGAAGCACTGCAACGTGGCGATACTACAGGTGCTATGATTGAGGGTGCTGCAGGTTTAATGGGTGCAGTGCCTATGGTTGGTGATGCAGCAGCCAAAGGGTTACGTGCTGTTACAAAATCATTTCGTAAACAAGATATAAATCAGGCAGAAAAATTAGTAGACAATCCAGACAAATTAAAAGAATGGCAAGAAGCTAATACACTACCTGAATCTCAAAGACAAAAAAACATACCAGAAGCACAACAAGCTGCAGAAGATTTATTTCAAGGAAAGATAAAATCAAAAGAAGCACGTAAGCGGATTAAGGAAGTTTTTCCAGAACCAAAATTATACACTGCTGAAAATATGCCAGAAATGCCTACAGTAACAGATGTTGTAGGCTCTATGGGAAAAAAAGCAGAAAAGGGTATATTAGGCGTAAAGGGATTTGATTTAGAGCCGGGGCAGCGTGTAGGTGCTAGATTAGACATACCAGCATATAATAATTATGACAAATGGGTTGTGTCAATACACGATGGCAAAATTAGAAATGGTTCTGTTGTTGGTTATGGACAAGCTATTAGGTTAAAAAATATTGAATTTGGTTCAGACCCAGAAGTTGCATTAGATATTGCAAAAGGAAAAAGGGTAGCCAAAAAATCAGGCGAAGAAAAACCAATGGGCAAAGCTACAATTGCTCGTGTGTTTGGTGATTATGTACCAGAAGACCCCTATGAGTTGCAAGCGTTTGCAAAAAAAGTTTTAGCAGATAAAGACTCTGGATGGACCCAAGTTGGTATGAATCCATATAGAGGCAGTTATTTTTATAACAAAGAAACAGGAAAAGTTGTTACACGTGCAGATGAAGTAATTCAAGTTGGCCCATTGGTACTTGCAAAAAATGTAACAGAGCCAAAGTTATCAGAACTAAAAGAATTGTTTAGTCAAAAAACAGCCAGAACAAAAGATGGTAAACTTAGAATTTTTAATCAAGGTGGAGTAGTACCTATGAAACGTATAGCAGAACAAATGGAACTCTTTGAGCCAGTAGAACGTGGCTTTGATGAGGGTGGCCTTATGGAAGAAGGCGGTATGGTTGATGAGGAATCAGGCAACAAAGTACCACCCGGCTCATTGCGTGAAGAAGTACGTGATGACATTCCTGCTCAGTTGAGTGAAGGCGAGTTTGTTTTTCCTGCAGATGTAGTGCGTTACATTGGTCTTGAAAAACTAATGATGATGCGCCAAGAAGCAAAGCAAGGTTTAGCACAGATGGAAGCTATGGGCCAGATGGGTAATAGCGAAGAAGCAACCGTACAAGATGATTTGCCGTTTGATATGTATGACCTTGATGTTGAAGATGATAATAATATGTCACAAGGTGGTATGCCACAACAACAACAAATAAAAGACCCACGAGATACGGTAAAAGCTGGTTTTGTTACTTACAAAGATCAAACAGCTTATGTTCATGATGTTACAAATATTCCTGAAGACATAAAAAATGAAGTACGGGTGGATAGAATATGAAAAAGTCAATCAAAGAACAAACTATTAATGCTTTTCAAACTGGTGGAGTAGTTAATCCACAAACAGGAACATATCAAGTACCCGGCACAGGTATTACTGGTTTTCAACAAGCACCGGGATTAGGTACAGGTTATACCCCAAATCAACCTATACAACCATATTTTACACCAACTCAATTTACACAGGCTCAATACCAAGACCCTTTGCAAGTAACTAATATTCCTACTTTTGCAGACACTGTTGGATCTGGTTTTGGTCAATATGATGAAGAAAGAACATATATTAACGATGCTGGGCAGGTATTAAAAATACCTTTTAAAGATGGTAAACCTTTATTTCCTATTCCTGAAGGATATTCAGAACAAGGTGCAGCACCAACAGAAGAAACACCTTCTACAACTATACCATTAACAGGGCAAACAACAACTAGAGACACTGGCGGTGGTAAAGAAGATACTGCTACAGTAAGCCCAACAACAAAAGCAGCTAGAAATGTGTATAAAGGATACAGCAAAGGTTATGCTGGATTATCAACTGCTTTTGGTAGTGGTACTGGTGGTTTGTCTGAGGCTGCTGCACAAGCTAAAAAAGACTTTGGTATAACGGGACAACAAACAGGTAACTTAGGAAGTTTAGCATCTTTTCTTATGGCATCGGCTGGCGTTCCTATTGGAATAGCGTCTCTTACAGCAGGTAAAGGTGGGTATCTAAATGACACACCAGTAACTCCGGGTGCTATAGGAACTGTATCTTATCAGGATTTAGTAGCCATTGCTAATGGAGAAATACCTGCCCGTGCTGAAGATTTAGTTAATCAACAAACAGCTAAAAATGTTTTAGAGGCTCAATTTAATTATGGGGTTAACTTGAGTGGCAAAATAGGGTATAATAGTGGAGACATTAATCCAGTTACAGGAACACCTGTAAAAAATGGAATGGCAGTAAATTCTGCGTTTGGTCCGGGAGTAACTTCTCCATCTTATGCAACAGTAGAGGATATGAAAAACGTAATACAAAAAGGTTTAGCTGCAGGTTGGCGTGGCGGCTATATAGACAAAAAAGCATATGATGGTCTTTCAGCAAAAGCAAAAGAAAACTATAATAATTTTGACAATACACACCTTCAAAATGATATTATATCAGGTAATTATAAAGGTGAGTATGAAGATGTAGAAGATTACATTAAAGACTCAAAGGCAGCGCAAGAAGCCTATGAAAAAGGTAATCAGCCTATGCAAGATAACATTACTGGTACACCTACCTCTACAGATGTTGATAAAGCCTTTGCTGCTGCTGATGCTGCGTATGAAGCAGGAGTAGATTATGGTGATGAATTTGGTAATATTCCAGAAAGCAGTTATGATGGTGGCGGCAGGTCTGAAGATGCTGATGCAGCAGATGCTGGTCGCAGCGATACTAGCGATAGCGGTTCGTCTTGTTTTGCTGCAGGAACTAAGTTCTTTATGGCAGACGGTTCACTCAAAAATATCGAAGATATTAAAATAGGAGATATTTTACAAAAGGGTGGAAAAGTTAGAACAACTATGGTTGGAGATGGTCTGTACGAAAACTGGTATATGTATGGCACTACAAAAGTAACAGGTACACATACTGTATATGAAAACGGTACATGGAAACGTGTAGCAGATTCAGATAAAGCTATACCAACAGAAAAAGATAAATTTATCTACACACTTGTAAATGAAAAACATCGTTTGATTGCTGAAGATGGTGTTATGTATGGAGATTATGATGAGGTTGACAACCTTGACATAGAAGACGGACTTCTTGAAATGATGAACTTACAAGATTCCGTTGACCAAGCAGCATAAATTAGCTGCATATATGTTGGCTACCTAATCCCCCACCCCGGCGTGGCTACGGTTGGCCCCAACGAAAGGAAGTACAATGGCAGAACAAGCTATTATGGCTGAAGAAATGAAGCCACAAAAGAAAGTTGCGTTTGCAAATCGTAAATACACTAACGAAGAAAAACGCAAAATGGAAGAAGAAGAACTAGAACAGTTAATGAAAGAGCAGAAAGGTGAAGTAGAACAAGAAGCTGCTGAACCAGAAGAAGCTGAACCTACAAACGCAGAAGAGAAAACATTTAAGAAACGTTACTCTGATTTGCGTAGGCACCAGCAACAACAGGCTGAAGAGTTTAAGAAAGAGATTGAAAACCTTAAATCTCAACTCAGCCAAGCTGCACAAAAAGAAATGAAATTGCCTAAGTCGGATGAAGACATTGAACAATGGGCAAAGGATTATCCAGATGTAGCAGCTATCGTTGAAACAATTGCAATGAAGAAAGCACGTGAACAAGCTACTGCGCTTGAAGAACGTATGAAAGCAATTGATGAGTTGCAGTCTAGTGCTTCAAAAGAAAAAGCTGAAGCAGAACTAATGCGGTTACACCCAGACTTTGGTGAAATCCGTGACAGTGATGAGTTTCACGACTGGGCAGAAGAACAGCCTAAGTGGGTACAAGACGCACTGTATGACAATGACAATGATGCACGTTCTGCTGCTAGAGCCATTGACTTGTACAAAGCTGACATGGGCATTAGTAAAGAAAAGCCTAAGTCAGATAAAGCTGCAGCTAAATCGGTATCTACAAAAGACTCACGTAGTAAACCGCAAGATAATGAAGCGAACTCATATCTCAAAGAGTCTGCAGTACAAAAGATGTCACCGTCTGAATACGAAAAACGGTCTGACGAAATCATGGAAGCTATCCGTAGTGGAAAGTTTATCTATGATATATCTGGCTCTGCTAGATAAAAAAGTGTTGACAAATAGTTATTTGTAAGTATAACTATAGTCAGAATAGTGTAACTTTATTGCGCACCTAGTTACACTGTTATTCGCAAACAGCCAAGTCTTACGGATTACCTGACGAACATGGCCCGTTGAATAGTAGGGCGGCCACCTTACTAGAATACGCACCCAAGTGAATCAGCCTCCTGATTAGTCTTGCGAGTTTGTATCTGTAAAATGCTAAAATAGGAGATTTAAAAATGGCATTTACTTCCGCAGCGGGGTATGGCAATCTTCCTAACGGTAATTTTTCACCCGTAATTTACAGCAAACAGGTGCAACTTGCTTTCCGCAAGTCTGCTGTTGCTGAAGCAATCACCAATAACGACTACTTTGGTGAGATTGCGCAAATGGGTGATTCCGTTCGGATCATTAAAGAACCCGAAATCACAGTTAAGGCTTACGAGCGTGGTACAACCATCACTCCGCAAGACCTTGACGATGAAGACTTCAACCTGACAATTGACAAAGCTAACTACTTTGCATTTAAGGTTGACGACATTGAAGAGGCACACAGCCACGTAAACTTCCAGTCACTGGCAAGTGATCGTGCTGCGTACCGTTTGGCTGACCAATTTGACCAAGACGTTCTTGGTTACATGTCAGGATACAAACAGTCTGCACTGCACAGCAATGCTGACACAGTAAACACAACCATTAATGGTTCTGTTGCTGTATCAACTGCTGGTACAGATGAACTGCTTGCATCAATGAAGTTGGACGCATCTGACTTCTCTGACGGTGCAGGTACAGTAGGTAACGCAGGTGAAGCCATTGCTATCCAGCCTCGTACTGGTGGCGCAACTGACGCAACTCCTGCTGCTGGTGATACACACCCATTGACTTTGATTGCACGTATGGCTCGTCTTCTTGACCAGCAAAACGTGGACTCACAAGGTCGCTGGATTGTGCTTGACCCAGTGTTCATGGAAGTATTGAAAGACGAAGATTCTCGTCTGTTCAATGCTGATTTTGGTGGTTCTGGTCTGCAAAATGGTCAGATTGCTACCCAAATCCACGGCTTCCAAGTTTATCAGTCTAACAACTTGCCTTCAGTTGGTACTGGTCCATCATTCGCTGGTGCGAACAGTTCAACCAACTACGGTGTGATTGTTGCTGGTCACTCTTCTGCTGTTGCTACTGCAGAACAGATCAACAAGACTGAAACTTACCGTGATCCTGATAGCTTTGCCGACATTGTTCGGGGAATGCATTTGTATGGTCGCAAGATTCTCCGTCCAGAGGCTCTTGTCAACGCCATTTACCACTTAGCGTAAAGGAGATTAAATCATGGCTTTAGGTGATAATACTCTTCAGGCCGCACGTGGTAATTCACAGCGTGGTCGTAACCCATACTTTGTGTCAACAATTGTAGACATTGCAACAGCATTGTCAGACAAGGGTTCTGCTCTTGCTGCTGCTGATGTAATTCCTGCAATTGCGGTTCCAAAAGGTACTTGCATTTTGAATGCAGGTATCGAAGTTGATACAGCACAAACTTCTGCTTCTGCTCTGACCCTTGATTTGGGTACAGGCGTAGATGCTGACGTTTTTGTAGATGGCTTTGACGGCACATCTGCAGCAGGTGTTGTAGCACAGAACCCAGCAGTGTACCAGCCAGTAATGGCTGTAGCTGATGACAACATTGACCTGAAGATTGCAACTCTTACAGGCACATTGTCAACAGGTAAGTTCCGTGTTTGGGCAATCCTAATGGATTGTACTGATCCCGGTTCACTGACTGCTGCTGAAGTAGATCGTGACACTCTTGCCTAAATAGTTGAGGGGGCAGGGCAACTTGCCCCTTCACTTTTCTTTTGAGGAACCTTAAATGGCTACAACATTTTTACAATTAGTAAATCAAGTAAACAGACGTTTGAATGAAGTTGAACTAACTTCCGCAAACTTTGCAAGTGCGACAGGTTTTTATGCACATGCAAAGGATGCAGTTAATGCATCTATTAGATATATAAATCAATCTGAATTTGAGTGGCCTTTTAATCACAATACACAGACTACCACACTAACGGCTAATCAGAGCCGTTATTCTTTTCCTGCTGACTGTAAAGTAATTAACTTTGATACTTTTAGAATTAAAGAAAATAGTTCATTAGGTAATTCTACTACACGTATACTGCCTATGACATATGAAGAATACTTAGATAAATTTGTAGCACAAGAATATAACAACACCAGTTTTCAAGGTGTTCCCACCCGTGTAGTACATGCCCCTTCCCTTGAATTTATTTTAACACCAGAACCAAACGCTGCGTATGAGTTAGTGTACGAGTACTTTAACTTTTCATCAGACTTGTCTGCAAACAGCGATACAATAGTAATACCAGATAGGTTTGTTCACGTAATTGTAGACGGTGCTATGCACTATGCATATTTGTTCCGTGGTAATACACAAGACGCATTGGTAATGAAAGAAAAGTTTGATGAAGGCATTAAATATATGCGTTCAATGTTGATTAATCGTACACGGTATGTACGTTCTTATATGATTCCGCAAAACACAGGTGGTGGACTTAGATACGGATATTCTTCGATAACATAGGGGTAATTTATGGCTGACGCATGGAAAACCTATGCCGTTGAGTTTCGTGGTGGTCTTATTAGTAATCTATCACCTTTACAGCAAGGTATTAACGCACCGGGTAGCGCAAGAATACTACGTAACTTTGAACCGTCTGTTGAGGGTGGCTATCGTAGAATTGAGGGCTATGACAAATACGACAGTAATATAATTCCGCCTTATGGCGCACCAAAGGTACACGGCGGTAGTCAAAGCGGCACATCACTTACAATAGCGAATATACATCAAACACCAGTCGCAGGTGATGTGTTAACATTTACAGGTGGTGCAGTAGCAGGTGGATCACAGACAGGTACATCACTAGACGTAGATGGATTAGATGTAGCACCATCCGCAAGCGATACATTTACTATAGCAGGTGACACAACTGTATATACAGTAAGCGCAGCAACGGCTCTTGTCGGTACAGCATCTACGCTTACAATAACACCAACACTAGCAGTTACTCCAGCAGATAATGCTGTTCTTAGTTTTAGATATAGTATAGCCACAGGTGGTGTAAGTTTTTCTGCAAGCGTAAACAGAGCAACATTAACACTTGACCAGACAATGGTGGTTAATCCGTCAGATCAAGATGATGTTACGTTTGTATCTACTGTACTAAACTATTTAGCACTAGGCGTAGCAAGTTGGGAAAGCCAAGCCATTGTTGCTAAAAATGATGACATATATAGTACTACAGGTACTGGCTATACTAAAATAAATGTTCCTAGTTATGGTACGGTATTAGTAAACGGTGGAAGTCAAACAGGTTCATCTTTAGCAGTAGATGGTTTAGACGCTACGCCGCAAGCACAAGACCAGTTTACTATTGCAGGTGTAGACTTAGTATACACAGTTACGGCAGCACCTACAGTTACATCGGGTGCAGCGACCATTAGCATAGACCCGGCACTTAACTCTAGCCCAGCAGACAATGCCGCTATTACGTTTATATCTACCAGTAGAGAAGGTGCCTCACGCACACGATTTGCTAAGTACAACTACGATGGTACACAAAAGATTGCTATAGTTGACGGTGCTAATGCACCAGCCACGTATGATGATAGCACATTTACAGTATTAAATGACGCTCCGGCAGATGTAAAAGGCGCATCTTTTGTAAGTAACTTTAAAAATGCTTTGTTCTTTGGTAAAGGAACTAACCTTAATTTTACTGCACCGTATACAGATAATGACTTTTCAGTAGCCAACGGCGCAGGTGCAATTAATATAGGTTCACCCATTACTGGATTAGAAGTGTTTCGTGACCAGCTAATTATTTTTACTGAAGTATCTATACAAAGATTAGTTGGTAACACTATTGCAGACTTTACATTACAACCAGTAACAAACGACATTGGCTGTATTGAAAGTGACACCATTCAAGAAGTCGGTGGTGACATTATGTTCTTGGCACCTGATGGTCTGCGACTGTTGAGTGCAACAGATAGAATTGGCGACTTTGGATTAGGCGTTGTATCTAAGGCTATACAGGATAACTTAACTACATTTATTTCGGCAAACACAAATTTTTCAAGCTGTGTTATCAGAGAAAAATCACAGTATAGAATATTAGGATACAACAACAATATTACACAAGAGAATGCCCAAGGTATTATTGCTACGCAGTTTGCAGAGCAGGGTGGTGCAAATATGCAGTATGCGGAAACAAGAGGCATACGAGCATATGTAGCAGACAGTAACTACCACTTAAATACAGAAGTCGTGGTCTTTGCTAATAATGATGGCTACTTGTATCAAATGGAGTCGGGAAGTGATTTTGATGGTACAGCAATTACAATTACTTTTGCTACGCCATTTATTCCAATTGAAGATCCACGTGTACGAAAAACTTTTTACAAGATATTTTTGTACACAGACCCGCAAGGTAGTGTGGCATTTGATTTAAGTCTAAAGCTAGATTTTGACGAATCTGGCATAATACAACCAGCACCTATTAACATTCAAAACACACAAGGTACTGTTGGTTTCTTCGGACAAGGCACATTTGGTGTAACATCATATGGAGCCAAGCTAGTTAAACTATTTGAAAGTCAAGTTGTTGGTTCAGGATTTGCAGTTTCATTCTTGTTTGATTCTGCTACAGAGGCACCGCCGTTTTCCCTTGACGCATTAACGGTAGAGTATGCCACTAACTCAAGAAGGTAAAAACTATGGGAACAGGATACACTAGAAACGATACAGCTAATAATATTGCTGACGGTAACGTAATTAACGCTGCTGACTTTGATGGCGAATATGATGCCATTGAAGCAGCCTTTAATGCTACCACAGGACATACGCACGATGGTACTGCTGCAGAAGGTGGGCCAATTACGGTGGTTGGTCCTGTGCAAGATGTGGTTGTGTCGTCTACAGAAATGCGTCCTAAGACGACTAACACACTAGACCTTGGTACATCTTCTCTTGAGTATAAAGACCTTCACCTTGCTGGTACAGCTAATCTTGTAAATGTGACTACTACTGGCGATGTTACTCTTACAGGCGCAGCTAATAACGTAGTATTTGATGCCAGCGATAATGCACTGGAGTTTGCGGATAGTGCTAAAGGTGTGTTTGGTACAGGCAATGATTTGCAGCTATACCACGATGGAACAAATAGTTATATTGAAAATAATACTGGCGAACTTTTTGTACAAGGTGATGGCATTACACTTCGTAGTGACACAGGTACAGAAACTTATATTGCAGCAGATGTAAATGGTGCAGTAGAATTATATTATGATAACAGCAAGAAATTTGAAACAACATCAACGGGTGTTGCAATTACAGGTAGTCTTGCACTAGATGGTATACATCTTGACGATACTGAAAAAGCTACATTTGGTAATAGTGTTGCACCCGATTTAGAAATATACCATGATGCTACTAATAGCTACATTGAAAACAACACAGGTGAATTATATGTTCAGGGCGATAACATTACTTTGCGTAGTGACACAGGAACTGAACAGTTTATTGCTATGGACGTTAATGGTGCGGTAGAAATATACCATGACAATGTAAAGAAATTTGATACGGACGCAGACGGTATAAATGTAACTGGGCAGATTGATGTTAGCACAGATGTTAATATTACTGGTGACTTAGATGTTGGTGATGATGTTACGTTATCATCAGATGGTGCTATAATTAATTTTGGTGCAGCCCCTACTGATGTAACACTTACCCACGTAGCAGATACTGGTCTTACACTTAATGTAGAAAACTCTACCACCAATGCTGTTACTGACGTTCTTAAACTGCAAGCACAAAGCAGTGGTACACCTGCTGTGGGCATTGGTACTGGTATTGAGTTCTCTACAGAAACTGCTTCAGGAACGCTTGAAACAGGCGGTGTAGTTGAATCTGTAACTACTGGATTAACTCCGGGTTCTGAAGAATTTGACCTCATATTTAAAACCATGTCATCTGGTGCTGCTGCTGCAGAACGCTTGAAGTTAAATGCTTCTGGTGCTACCGTTGGTAATGTTAATGTAAATGGTAACACGGTTAGTAGTACAGACACCAATGGTGATATTAACCTGTCACCAAATGGAACTGGTACAGTTGTAATTAACACAGACCTTGATGTTGATAACATTAACATTAATGGTAACGCTATTACAAGCACGGATGCTAACGGCAATATTGCCCTTACACCAAACGGAACTGGTGAAGTTGATATTAGCAAAGTCGACATTGACAGCGGTGCTATTGATGGTATCACATTAGGTACAAACAGCCCGGTTACTGAAGCACAGATAGATAACATCAACATCAACGGTAATGCTATCACATCAACAGATACAAACGGCAACATTACACTGACACCAGATGGTACAGGTGAAGTTGATATTAGCAAGGTTGACATTGATAGTGGTGCTATTGATGGTGTAACCATTGGTACAAATAGTGCTGTAACCGATTTACGTGTAGATAATATTCAAATTGATGGAAACACAATATCAAGCACAGACCTCAATGGTAATGTTACTATTACGCCTAACGGAACAGGTGATGTTAACGTAGGTGTGTTTACTTTTGACGCAGATCAAAGTGTAGGCGTAGGTCAAGATAATTATGTGTTGACATATGATAATACTGGTGGTAAAATACAACTTGAAGCATTACCGGGAACAAGTATATCAAGTGACACATCACCTGCTTTGGGTGGTACACTTACTGCTGATGGCTTTAACATTGAGTTTGATGACAGTGGTGCAGCAACAGATGACCGCTTGCGGTTTGGTACAGGTAATGATTTAGAAATTTATCACAATGGTACAGACAGTATTATTGATAATGCTACGAGTGAAGGTAGTATCAAAATACAAGATACTTCGTCTACTGTAGTAGAGATTGATGCTGCAGGTGTAACGGTAACAGGACGTGCTTTAAGTTCAGATGGAACTGACGCTATAACAACCGACTCACCAAGTGCCAATGTCATCACTTTTGATTTGACTGACAACACCAATTTCCAAGCTACCACAACAGGTGATGATGAACTTACCTTTAGCAATACTGTAGCTGGTCAATCAGGCAATATCTTCTTAACTACTGGTGGTGGCACAATCAGTGCTAACGCTATGGTAGCTATTAACGCAGATGCCTTAACAGCATTAGCTACTGCTGGCGTATATCACCTAGCATACTTTGTAAAAGCTGCAACAGGTGACAATAGAGTTTTGGTTTCTGTATCAGGGGCATTAACATAAGATGAGCATTCTTCAAGCTAACGGTGCTGGACTAGGCGGTGCTGGTGATCCCGGTGGCGCACTTGCTGGTGGTGCGCTTTTAGGTAGTTATGCTATTAATCAATCCTTGAGATTTGATGGTAGTACTTCATACCTAGAATTTACACCAAGCAGTGCTGCTACGGATAGTAGCAAGATGACCTTTTCAACGTGGGTTAAAACGTGGGGTTCTGGGATAGGTGATGGGTATATCTTGTCTGCTGGCTCTAGTTACATTGATGGCGTTGGATATCAAAGCCTAAATAACTTTACATTTGCTCGTAATGGTACAACAGCAGTTACTGGTAACGCCGTTAGGCGTGACCCATCAGCTTGGTATCATCTATATGTAACTTATGATGCAGACGGAGAGTCTAAAGTTAAAATTTATGTTAATGGTGAATTAGACAATGAAGCCTCACAATCAACAGATTTAGGTAAACTTGGTGTTAATGGTCAATTACAAAGAATTGTCCGTAAATCAAATGCATCCACATATTTAGACTTATATCTTGCCGAAGCACATTTTATAGACGGTTCAATTGTACCTATTAGCACTTTTGCTGAAACAATAGATGGAGTGTGGGTTCCTAAAGAAACATCGGGAATTACTTACGGCAACAACGGTTGGTATCTTCCATTTACACAAGATGTTACAGGTGGAAATAGTATAAACTTTGGAACAGCCCGTACTGCTGCAGTTACTTATTCGGATGCCGCCTCTTTTGTCATTGGTGCATCAGATGATTTTACTATTGAGTTCTTTTTCAAGACACAAGATGTAGGTGCTAACTACGGTAATTTTATGGGTGATTATGCAACAAGTTATCACTTAATTGGTTATGATTTTAGAAGTTCAACTAGAAATATTTATTTTTACTCAGGTAATGGGCAATCATTAGCTTGGGCTGTAGCTGGTAACGTTACTTTATCTAACGGCACTTGGCATCATATGGTATTTCAAAGAGATGGCACAACATTAAGAGCATATATTGATGGTACAAGGTTAACGTCTATTTCAAATGTATCTTCTAGCTGGACTTTATCAGATGGAAAGGCAACAAATTTTAACAAAGCCTATAGTTCAAACGATACTATTTTAGGCGATCCACATGGGCAAGGTATGAGTGGGTCACTAAGCAATGTTAGATATGTTATTGGCAACACTGTTTATGCTGATGACGATAATAACATTACTGTTCCAACAACAACTTTAACAGCAGTTACTGGCACTAAATTATTAACTGCTGTAAATGCTACACTTGGCGATGACATCAGCACCGAAAATAATGATGGTACTACAAGTGGTTCTCCAACTTTAAGTTATGATAGCCCATTTACGACTAGCAATTTTTATGATGATGCGTCTGGTAATGGAAATCACTGGACTGCATATAATTTAGATGAAAATGATGTCGTGCCGGATAGCCCGACTAATAATTTTCCAACAATAAATTCAGTTTTCCCACACGCTAATATGACTTTTAGCGAAGGAAATTTGCGGCATACAACATCAACAAATAATAGAGGTGTTGTTGCCAACATTCTTTTGCCTAAGTCTGGTAAGTGGTATTGGGAGCATTGGTCAAAATCTTTTAACTACTCAACTGATAACGAATTGCACGCTGTAGGCATCAATGTACCGACTGTTGATATAGATGGAAGCAGGGGTGGTTGGGATACTGGTGTAACTCTTTCGTCCAGAAATGGTCAAAAGAATGTTGAAGGAACTAGAACAGCATACGATTCTATAACAGGCTGGGCTGAAAATGAAGGATGTGGAGTTGTATTTGATGCAGATGCTGGAACTATTGCTTGGACAGTAAATGGCGGCTCATTAGGTAGTGCAGTAACTATACCGTCTGGAACAGATATTGATTGGATACCATTTGTCGGTATGGGCGGCGGCACTTCAAGTGAAGTGGGATTTTTTAACTTTGGGCAAGATGGCACATTCGCTGGCGAAACAACATCTGGTGGATATTCAGATGCAAATGGCTATGGTGATTTCAAATGGCAACCGCCAACAGGTGCATTAGCCTTATGCACAGCCAACCTTCCAGATTCAATTATTGGCCCCAACAAAAGTGAACAAGCTGACGATTACTTTGAAACTATACTTTACACAGGCAACGGTGCAACACAACACATTGGTTCAGGTGGCGCACAACATCCTATAGATGTTACTACTATTGCTAATGGTCTTCTATTTGATAGAGCAGGTGAACACGAATTAGCTAGAACATTTGGTTCAGGTGGCAATAGACGAAAGTGGACATTTAGCACTTGGATGAAACGAACTGATCTTTTAGCAAGTGGAAATGATCATTATATATTTGGTACAAATACAGGTGCTGCCGATAGCACTTTTATGATGTTAGTTTGGAGAGCAACGGATGCTTTAACAGTTACTGGTCAATCAACATTGTGGTTAAAGTCTAATAAATCTTTTCAAAGTGTCAGTGATTGGTATCATATTGTATGGGTGTTAGATACAGACAATGCAACTGATGCTGAAAAAATGCGTTTATACGTAGACGGTACAGAAATAACATCGTTTGCTACTGACAACAGATTATCTTTATCTGGAGATCAAGCAGTAAATGCGGCTGTTGAACATAATCTTGGTGTGCATCCTTCTGCAACAGGGTATGGGCTAGATGCATACTTAGCAGATACTATTTTTGTAGATGGACAAGCATATGGTCCAGAAGAATTTGGACAAGTAGGGTCTAACGGGTATTGGATACCTAAAGCGTATAGTGGAACATATGGTAGTACAGGTTTTAGATTAACATATGAAGGAACAGGAACGGCTACCACAGCGGATGGTACAACAGCGCAAACAAATATTGGTGATGACCAATCAGGATCGGGAAGAAATTTTGGTATTATAGGTAGCACAATTGATTCACACGATGTAAAAACAGATAGCCCTACACAGAACTTTAATACATTTGACCCTAAAAACTCTTATAGTAGTGGCTCACGTCTTTCAGAAGGTAATTTAAGATATACTCATGATGGTGCTAATGGACACCATACTACTACTTTAGCTTTTAACTCTTCTGGTAACTGGTATTGGGAAGTAGACCTAACTAATTTATCTACTGCTTGGATGGGTATAGTTGATGCAAACCAAAGCTGTACAGGTGCTGGAAGCATTAATGGATATTTTTGGTATCCTCAAAATGGTTATAGATCAGAAAATCCTTATGGAACATCTGATGCTTGGATAGGTACTACTGCAACAACTGGAGATATAATTGGTTTTCAAATAAAAAATGAAGTAATGACTATATATAAGAATGGTGTATCTTTAGGTAGTCCATTTACTATTGCACCCGGATCTTATAGACCATTTACTATGTCCCCCGGTGCAGGAACTGGAATTAGTACATTTAACTTTGGTGCTGATGATACTTTTGCTGGAAGTAAAACATCAGGGTCAGCAGCAGCTTCAGATGCTAATGGCTATGGTAGTTTTTACTACACGCCACCTACTGATGCATTAGCAATAGTAGATGACAACATTCCAGTAGAAGGTATAGTTGCGCCGGATTTAGTGTGGATTAAAAATAGAACCACTGCTTCAACAGACCATTATCTTGTAGATTCTGTTAGAGGTGATTATAAGCAGTTAATATCAAATTCAAACGCCATAGAAAGTACAAATACAAATAATGGTACAAAACTTGAATACAATGGTTTTACAATTGGAGCATTAGGAGATACTAATACAAGTGGTAATAGTTATGTAGCTTGGACTTGGAAAGCTGGTGGTCCTTCTCCTACACAAACATATACAGTAAAAGTTGTATCCGACAGTGGTAACAAATTCAGGTTTGATGATTTTGGAACAAGTGCAGTAACATTAAGTTTACAAGAAGGTGGCACATATACATTTGACCAATCAGACAGTAGTAATGCCACACATCCACTTCGCTTTTCTACTACATCAGATGGAACACACAACAGTGGCTCAGAGTATACAGTAGGCGTAACAACTTCGGGAACACCGGGTTCTGCTGGCGCAAAAACAGTTATAACTGTAGCTGCAGGTGCGCCAACTTTGTACTACTATTGTTCAACACATAGTGGTATGGGTGGACAAGCTAACACTACAGAAACACACGGGTCATCAAATTTTAAAGGTTCTATACAGTCTGTTGTATCAGCTAGTCAGGATGCAGGGTTTAGCGTGGTCAGTTATTCAGGTGTAAATACTACCACTGGGCAAACATCAACAATAGGTCACGGCCTTGCTTCGGCACCTGAACTAATCATATGCAAACGCCTAAACGATGCACAAAGCTGGTCGGTTGGAAGCACTGATATTGGCAACTTTACAACAAGTAATGTTTATAGTTTAGATAGCACAGGTGCGCCAGCAACAACGTGGGCAGATGAATGGGGTGCAAACCCAACTAGCACAGTTTTCACAACTGGCTATTCAAACAGAACGAATATTAGCGGCGGCGATTTCATAGCCTACTGCTTCCACAGCGTGGATGGCTTCAGCAAGACTGGTTTATATGTCGCCAACAATAGTGCAGATGGCCCTTTTACCTACACAGGGTTTAGGCCAGCATGGGTTATGATAAAAAACACAAACAATGGGTCAGTAAATTGGTTAATACTGGACACAGATAGAAGCACGTTTAATGAAATGAACGATTTTTTATATCCAAATACAGGTGGTGCAGAAAGCGCAAGCACTGTTTTGAAAGTAGATTTTTTAAGCAACGGCTTTAAGATTAGAAACGCCTCCTATGGCGAAACAAACGCCGCCGCTGGACATAATTTTATCTACCTCGCCTTTGCCGAAACCCCATTTAAATATGCCAATGCACGATAGGAGAATATAAATATGCCTTGGAAACACGAACTACTAACTTTAAAGCCGGGAAAGGCTTGGACAGACACGGAAGGTCGGTTGCATTCGGCATTGTGGATGCGTTATTCTGACCAAACAAAAGCGAGGTACAACATCATTTGGGAAGAGCCACCTGCAAGCGCAGCACCCTTCGACAATCGTTTCTATTGGGGGCGTGATCTTGATGGCACATTAATACCAAGATCACTAACTGACATCAATGAAGTTGATGACAATAACAATCCAGTTTTAGATGAAGATGGTAATCAAGTCATAACGCTTGGCCTCAAGTCTATACATAAAGCAAAGACAAAAGAAACAGCAGGTTCACTTCTTTCGCCAACTGACTGGCATGTCGTAAAGGCTGCTGAAGTATCCGGGTATACTGTACCCAGCACAATCACAACTTATCGTGCAGCAGTACGCACAGCCAGCAACACAATAGAAACTGCCATAGACAATGCTGCAGACTTGGATGCTTTCATTGCATTGTTCGATGTGCCTGTAGATGCTGATGGAAATCCAACTGGTAATGCTCCTATTAACGACTGGCCTGACGAGATTTAATCATGGAAATGACAAACCTTATTGATTTATTGCTTGGTGTTGTAGTAGCTGGTGTTGCTTGGTTTCTTAATGAACACAGCAAAGAACAAAAGCGCATAGGTATTTTGCTGAACAAAACACGTGAAGATTATGCAACTCGCATGGAATTACGTGATGATATGAATAAGGTTATGGACGCACTGCATCGTGTGGAAGATAAACTAGATAAAGTATTGAGTAGGGAACTGTAAAATGGCAATGTTTAAAGCATTTAAACCTAGTGGCATGGAGAAGATAGCACGGTCTATGGGCTATCAAGGTAATATGCAGGGGTTCCAAGACTTCCTTGCACAAGACCCTATGCGACAGCAGAAGATGAATGACTACACAAACAAAGCTATGCAAATGGCTAAAGGTGGTGTGGTTAAAATGCAGACAGGTGGTACACCACAATCTGAATCTCAAATGTCGGGTGTAACTGACTTTAGTGTACAGCAAATGTATGATCCTAAACTAACAGAAGATCAAATTACAAAGGCACAGTTTATTCCTTACGATACATCTCAAGATATTGCTGCAGGAACTGGAACAGTAACAGGACAAGTGCAAACACCTACAGCTATGGCATTGACAGCCCAAGCGCAACAACCCGGACAAACTACAGCTAATTTAGTGCAAGCAGACACTGCTGCTGCTGACGTAGATGCTGCTGTATCTGCTACACAAGCAGCACAGTCAGACCCAAATGACCCAAGACTGCAAGTCACTGCCGCACAGCAAACACAATCGTCTGTAGGTAATTTACAAGCAGCACAGGGTAACGCAATACTTATTAACAATCCTGTACAACGTCAGATACAACAAGGTGAACTGATTAGTGGTACAGGTGTGGATGCTACTAAAGCCGCACAAGTAGCTGCACAAACACAAGCTGCAGCAGCTACGGCTAATCCATCTGCTCAAACTATGGTGGCTACACAACTTGATGGATTAATGCAACAGTTCCAAGGCGGTGCTACACCAGCATGGGCTGCAGGGGCCATGAGAGCCGCTACATCAGCTATGGCGGCACGTGGGCTAGGTGCATCATCTCTTGCTGGTCAAGCCGTTGTACAGGCCGCTATGGAGTCTGCAATGCCTATTGCAATGGCAGATGCAAAAACTGTTGCTGCTTTTGAAGCACAGAACTTATCTAACAGGCAGCAGTCTGCAATGCTTGCAGCGGAACAACGTGCTAGGTTTATGGGTCAAGAGTTTGACCAAGCGTTTCAAATGAAAGTAATGAATGCTAGTAAGATTAGTGATATTGCTAATCAAAACTTTACAGCAGAACAGCAGGTACAGTTAGAAAACTCTCGTGCCGCTAACACAGTGAACCTACAGAACCTATCAAATAAACAAGCATTGGTTATGGCTGAAGCATCTGCATTAGCACAGCTAGACACAGCTAACCTATCCAATAGACAACAAGCTGCAGTACAAAATGCGCAATCATTCTTGCAAATTGATATGGCTAACTTATCTAATAGACAACAAACTGAATTGTTTCGTGCGCAGCAACGTGTGCAAGCAATGTTTACTGACCAAGCTGCAGAAAATGCAGCACGTCAATTTAATGCATCTAGCCAAAATCAAGTCGATCAATTCTTTGCTAATCTATCCAGTCAGGTAGCACAGTTTAATGCTACTCAGCAAAACGCACAATCGCAGTTTAATGCAGGGCAAGCTAATACAATTAACAGATTTAACGCAGAGTTAAATAACCAACGTGACCAGTTTAATGCACAAAACCAGCTTGTAATTGCTCAATCAAATGTGCAATGGCGTAGACAATTAGCCACTGCAGATACTGCCGCACTTAACAGAGTCAATGAATTAAACGCTGCAGCTACGTTAGACATAGGTAAACAGGCTTATGATAACCTATGGAACTTTTATGCTGATACGATGGAGTGGGCGGTAACTGCTGCAGAAAATTCTCAAGACAGAATTGTTGATATGGCTATAGCAGAGTTAGATGCTAAGACACGTAAAGAAGTTGAAGAAGAAAGATCAAGCACTTCAAATGGTCAGGCTGTTGGTGGTTTGATTGGTACGGTCTTGGGTGCTGGTATTCAATACGGTTTTGGTAATCTGTTTTGTTGGGTGGCTCGTGAAGTATATGGTAAAGGAGATCCACGTTGGTTTGTATTCCGTACATGGATGCGATATGACGCACCAGAGTGGTTACAAAAATTATATAAGAAACACGGTCAAGCATATGCTAAGTTTATTAGCAACAAGCCTGCACTTAAATGGCTTACCAAAAAAGCAATGGATATTATTGTAGAAAGAAAAAGGGTGAAACAAAATGCGTACGTATAATCCTGTACTATCCACGTACAAAACAATATCAAAGCAAGTAGAAGAAATGTCTCACGTTAAAGAACCAAAGAAAACTTTAAGTGGGCTTCTTGCGCCTAGACGTAAAGAAGAACAAAAAGAAAATGATATGGATAGTCCAGTAATGCGTGTTGCTTCACACTTTAAAATATTGCGTGATAAAAGGAACGAAATAAATGGCTCGTAGTACTGATTTTTCATTTGATGCTCCAATACCCGGTATGTCTTTAACTGCAGAGTTTGGTGCTAGACCTTGGCAATCTCCACCACAAATTGCATCAGTAGATGATGCTATTGAGTATTACCTTGAACGCATGTCTAACGATGATTTTACTGACCAATTAATTGATGTAATGGAAATGGGTGTTCCTGTAGCTGATGTAGCAAATACACTGCAGCTTGGTGCAGTTATGGAAGGTGTACATACAATTGATGTGGGTATTCTTGTAATGCCTTTGTTAGCAGAAATGATGATGCTTATAGGAGACAGTGCAGGTGTAGAATATGAATCTGGTTTAGAAGACAATCCAGATAAAGACAGGGTAAGACGCAGCCTCGTAGAAAAAACACTGCGAAAACTAGAGAATATGGACAGTGTTAAGAAAAATGATGAGACACCAGACGAAGAAGAACAAGAAACTGAAGAGCCTTCAACTGGATTAATGGCACGGAGACAATAATGAAGATTAGATTGGCTGATGTAATTGGCGGTGCTGCTAAAAGTTTAGACCAGCGTTTGCAAGATGATATGCGGCGTACAGAAGAACGTGCAGAAAACGTGGCTAAAGAGCGTAGATTAAAACGAGAAGCCCAAAAAGCAAAAGAAGAAGAGTTTGATCAAGCGATGACAACATACGTTGAAGGTATCCAATCTACTCTAGGCCCAAACGCTACCTATACAGATGCCGTTAGGATTGTTAAAGATTATGGTGGTAATTTAGCTGGTGCAGAACGTGCATACAAAGCATTTACTGAAAGTGCAGATGCAGGTATTGATGTTAGTACACTTGTTAAATTTTCTCAGGGGACAGATTCGGCAACTCTTCCAGAGTTAATATCTAGTATGCGTCCTGCAGGTACGTCTATGCAACCGTTAGGTGCAGGTGATGTCGTAGGTACAGGCTTTTTAAAGGGGGTAGATTTATCTGAACGGATTAATCAGCAGGTTCCTATTACTGCACAAACTAGACAATCCTTTAATATTGGTCAAGCAACGGTTGATAGAAAAGGTTTGTTAGCTGGTCTTGAAGGTCAGGCTAAAATAAGCGATGCCAACAAAAAGAAAAGAAATACAACATATACCGCATTGCACGTTGAGTTAACTGAACGGATAATGGCAGAACAAGATAAGCCTAATCCTAATCAACAGTTAATTGATGACTTAACGAAAAAACGTAAAGAAGCCCACACACAATGGCTAGAGTTTCAATTAAGAGAAGGCGGTGCCACTGACTCTGCAGGTCAGTTTGATAAAGATTTGGTGACAAGCATACCCACTATTATCAAAAGCTATGCGGATACTGCAATGTCTAAATTTGCAGTAAAAGGTATTGATGGTAAAATTACTACTGTCATAGCTGGTAACGAAGGCGAAGCATTTGACTTAGAAAAATCAGCGTATCAAGAAATTATAGATACGGGATATGCAGATGCTTCAAAGTTTGGTTTGTTGCATCAAAACGCAAGAGCCGCTATAGCCTCTGTCGATAGGCAAATTTTAGCTTTTAAAAATAAAGCAGAGGTAAATTATAACAAATTGCGTAACGAAGACCCCAATTTAGTTGGGTCTGGTTATACAAAATTTGTAGACTTAACTAATCAACAAAATGTTACTATGAGCAGTTTAAAGGAACGTGCTAACGCTGGTGAGTTTAGTAAAAATGCTGTTGTTAAATTTACAACAACAAATACAGATGGACAAGTAGGTACCGTAAAATTATTGTGGACAGGATATAAATTTATATGACCTTAGAACAACAAAGTCAGACTGACGCAGAACTTGAGGCGTTAATTAATCAACAATTTGAAGTACAAAATCAGATTGATAATGATGTTCAACCTGATCTTGTTGTCACTCCTAATGTGCCTGTAGTGCAAGAAAAAGAAGTAGAACCTCAATCAGACGATGAGTTAAATCAGCTAATAAACAACTCTTTTGAACCTGTAGATACTTACGTCCCACCACAAGACCGTGCCGAAAAAGATCCAATGATTCCTCAGTTTAATGATGAGGGCGAGGTTGTTTTAGTGCTACGTCCTACTGAGCCTGAACAGCCTGTTGATACAGAAGCACTGTCTCGTTATGAGAAAGCAGTAGCCGAAGCTGATAGCACAGAAGCAATGTTGAACGAAGTTGCAATGGCTGTTGATTTCTCTTATGAAGAGGAGCAGGCGGCAATAGAAGAGGCTAGACAGCAAGCAGAAATACGGGAAGCCATGATTGGCAGGACGGGTTTAGACTTTGCGTTGCCAGAAATAGACTTAGATGAAGATGTAATTGTAAACAATGCTCGTAGAGATAAAGCTATTGAAACATTAGTCATACCTAAGATGGATGATGGTCCACTCAAAGACTTTATAGCTTACGGTGGTGCTGATGCATTTGATGCTATGATTTCTTTAGGCATGTCTATGCAACAAGCGGGTGCTGCGAGTGTAGATGCTGCTCAGTCATTCTTTGAAACATGGAAAGAAACCAACGAAGCAAGCTATGATTTTTTTAATGAATATATAGCTGCAGGTGCTAAACAAAGTCCTAAAAATGCAGCAGAACAATGGGGTAGAGAAATGATAAATTTCTTTACCATGCTAGAGGCTATTCCTGTATTGGGTTCTGTGTCCACATTAGGTAGGCAGTATAAAAATGCAGCAAAAGCTGCTACAGCAGAGGCTAAGAAAATAGCTAATAATAAAAGGTTTAACCTTGGATTAGCCACAGCTAACACAGCACAACAGAAAAAAATAAAGCGTGGCGAAGCTAAAAAAGTAGCTGACGAAAATCAAGCAATACGTGAGCAACTCATTATGAGTTTTGAACAGGCAATTGGCGCACGTAGTAAAGATGCATATGATGCTGCAGGTAATCCCGTAATCATTGATAAGGACTTACTTATATCTATAACAGATGATGGTGTAATTAAGTTAGACAATCCTGCAGCCAAAGAAGCTGCTCGTAAAAAGTTAGCTGAGTATGGCTCTAGTAAGCGTAGCGATAGAGCGTTGGAAGCATTTGGTCTTAAAGATGCGCCAGAAGATGACATTCCTGATTTTCTTATCAACGATGATGGCGAACTCACTATACCTATTATTAAAGCAGAGAACCTAGACTCTTTTACAGCTATTGCTAAAGAGTTATTGGACAGAAAACCAGAACTTTATGACCCGTCAAAGGGTTTGGTGGATAATCTGTTTGAGTTTTCTGTTAACAAGGACATCATACCAGCAGATGAATTGTTAGACTTGCTCAACAAGTATGATATTAACTTTGAAGAGTATGCTACAATGATGCTAGGCTCTGCTTCTGAAGCAGGTAGAGTACTAAACAAGTTCTCTCAAATCTCTCAACGTGTAAAACCTGCCAGTGCCAAACGTGCAGCAGAAGAAAAAGCATTCTTCGATAGCATGAATGGGTTTCAGAAGTTTATCGTGCGTGTGGAAAACATTAGGCGAGGACTCTTGGTATCGCAGTTAGCTACTGCAGGTAGAAACCTGTCATCTGCTGTTGCACGTGCGCCTCTTGAAGGTTTAGGTAACATGATGGATACTGCGTTATATAATTTTAGTAACGCAAAAGGACCAGCAACCAGTCTAGCTGCTGGTCTTAAAACATTTAAACCGGGTGAAGGTAACTGGACAGGTAGCTTTAGACATATGCGTTATATGTTTGACCCTACAAAGATGCGTGACTCTAAACAGATAACTGATTTTGTGTTAAGCAACGACAAATATGCATCACAATTTGACATGATGTTTAATACTATTAACGAAATTCGTAAAAGCACAGGCGCAGGTAAGGCAAAAACAAAGTTTGGTAGAGGTGTAGATGCTGTATTAAATAAAGCTGAAGCAGGTGTTGACATCCTGAACTTGCCAAACAGGTGGCAGGAGTTTCTTATACGCAGGGGTGCCTTTACAGGTGAACTAGAACGCCTTGTGCAAAGAGAATACGGCATTGATTTAGTACAGGCATTAAATAATGGAAGACTGCCTGACCTTATGAATGATGCCTCTGACCTTGTACCTAAAGGTAAGCGGTCATTTAATGACTTGGTAGCAGACGCTACAGACAAAGCACTAGACATTACATATGCAAAGCAGCCTGACGTGCCTGTATTTAGGACGATTACATCTTTCATTACACGTAGCGGCTTGACTGCTGTTGTTCCGTTCCCACGCTTTATGTTTAACAGCATGGAACTTGCAGGCAACTATTCTGCTGGCGCATTTGCTCCTGTTATTAAACGTAGTATCGCTGCTGCAACTGGTGATTTTGCCACAGCAACAGGCAAACTAACTAAGAAAGACCGCCAACAAATATCCCGTAACATTATCGGTGCGGGTATAATACTTCCTGCAGCTATGATGTATAGAAGCGAAAAGTATAATGACGATGTACCGTCTGACTACAAGATGCTAAAGACGGACAATGGACTCATTGATACTACACCACAGTCACCTATACTAAGACAGGCACTGTGGGTAGCAGAGGCTATTCATCGTGGTATGTTATCTAAAGTGGGTGGCCCTGAAGGTGACGGTACATTCCGTAACTGGCTAGACTTTGATGACATGAAACAAACTTTCTTAGGCACGAATGTTAGAACAGGTACAGGCGCAGTTATCTTTGAAGATATAGCCAAGATGATTTCTACGGCTGACTCTATTGGCGGTGAGAAGGGTAAAGAAATGTTGGGTGAAGCACTGGCAGAGTATGGTGCCACTTACCTGACCCCTCTTACACAGGTCATAGAGATACAGCGCATACAAGGCTCACGTCCGTCAGTGTTTAAGGATGTTCGTAAAGAAGCATTAATAGGTAAAGACCCTAAGACTGGTGAAGAGTTTGAAGGGCCGTTCATGCGGGGTGTTAAAACTGTAATTGACAGACGTGGGTTTGGTGACATCTTTGACCCCGGCTCACAGGAAGATTTACCTGCACGTGAAACAGTGTTCCAAGAGGAAGGTAAGCCACGTGAACGTATTGGCACGGCCCTTAAATTATTTACAGGTATTGGTTTGAGCGAAGAGTTAAGTGAAGCAGGTCAGTTCATGGAAGAACTAGGCTATCGTGACTTTAAAATACCTAGTCGTACTATCTCAAAGGGCTTTAATCAGTACGAGACACGTTTCTTGAGAAGGATGCTGCCCTCTATCGTTGAGGTAGTTAAGAGTCCAGAGTTTGTATCTGAAGCTAGACAAAGAGCAAGACAAAACAAAGAGCCTAATGTTAAGGCGTTTGTTAATAAGGAAAGAATTGCCTATATAGATGCTGCAATCAAGACATATAAGTCGCAGATAGATGATTATATTGCAGACAAAGACGCTGGGGATATGGTTACACCAGATGGTTCACCTATTGACGGTAATCTAACTATGTATCTACGGCTTATGCAGCAATACAGAAGGTTATCTCCATCAGCACGAGACAGAGCATATCAAAATCTACCACTACTGATTCGTGAGGGTAATCTAAAGAATAAAGAACCTAATCTTGGCGACCCAGAACATCTAGCTGCGATGG